CCTCACTTGTTTCTGGTTAGTTTGTTGTAGCGTGGTTTTGGCAGCGGTGGGTGTGACTAGCTGATACGGACCCTTACCGTATTCCTGCACAATGCACCAGAGCTTTCGGTCTTGTACAGCCGCCTTGTCGCCGCAGTGAAGGCACAGTTTGTATCCGGCCTTGAACCGCTTGATGCCGTACGTTTCACCGCACTCGTGGCATTTGGGCTTGACGTGTTGCTTCATAACTTCTCCTTGGTTGATGTGGTGTGTTAGGGAATTCCCTAACATCGGGGTGGAACTAAACTGCAACTTCTACTACACCTATATTATAGTATATTTTATAACGTTTGTCAATGTTTTTCATGGGCAGTTGTCAGATCGTGATTTGTACTGATATGGGGAGCTGTATGTGCTTGATTTGCAACGGGAGTTCAGTAAGTACGCAATTTCCAAAAGTGGGGTCCCCCCCTGAAATCGCGGAAGGAAAACGTACACTTGAAAAGTACGTTTCTTGCAGCCAAAATAAAAAATTCATTTTAGGAGGTTAGATATAGTGATAAAAATTATAAAAGCGTACTTTCTAAAGAATAAATAGATTTACTAAAAATCAGTAAAATAAGAAACTGCACAGACTGCAAACAGATGCAATGCAAACTAACGATTTAAACTGTACGGTCGAAAACGTACTTTATGCGTTTTTTAGCGTACTTTCAACAAATAAAAAACATGTTTGAAATTTGATTGATGGATTACGCACTATAATTCATGTGTTGCACTCACCGCCGCTCGCGGAACTGGCATCCAAAATTTGTTAGGGAATTCCCTAACACGTGCGTGAACTGTGTGCGATGCTCCCCGCTGCTCTGGGAACTGGCATCAAAGCCTGCCAACGGCAGGCGAAAAAAAGCCCGCCGAAGCGGGCCTTGGTGTTATGCGTCGGCGGGGATCCTTGCCAGCGCAGACTGCAAGTCCTTGATGAAGCCTGCAAGGTCATTAATCTTGCTTGCTTCCTTTTTCTGCGCTTGCGTGATTATCTCGCTGAGCACTTTGCGCTTTGTGCTTTCCCAGGTGCTTTTGCTTTCCTCAGCACCATTTGAATCACTGGACCGCAACCTACGCTCTAAAGCATTCCGCATGTCCTTGATCTTGCTACCAACTTGCTGTTGCCAGTAGCGAGCATTGATCTTGCATAACACGTCACGGTTAGCTTTCGCCTTGTCCTCTGCAATATCTGCAAGGTCCTTTGCGCCGATTAGAATCATCTTACGGGCAGACTCGGAAAACCCTGCGACTACTGCACTACAAACGCTATCGTAAAAGGACCGATCAGCATCCTTCCCTTTTGGTGCGGTCAATGCTTCGACCGTTACACCATCAGCGTAGAGAGAATCAACGGCCTTGATCAGACCCTTGGAAGCTTTTATTGATACGTCAGCATATGCTTTGATCGCCTTGAATGACTGCTCGGATAACTTGATTGTGCTCATGTGGATATCTCCGTAGTTGAGCTGTGGCAGAGCAAGTGTTGCTCGACATCACAGACTCTATTGTGCACTTGTTGTCACCATTTGTCAAGGGTAAACATGTTTAAGCATGATCTGTTAGGGAATTCCCTAACATATAAGTTCTATAACTTAGTACAGAAACTGGCATCAACATCGCGTTAGGGAATTCCCTAACACCCACCCGAGGGGGGAGGCCCGATATGGCTTTGGAGTCCCGGCGGCTGTCTAGGTCTACTATTCCGCGTAAATACTCGCCGCACCTTCAAACATACTTATAAAAACTATAGTCATACAGAAATCAAAAAAGACAAAAACTCCACGTGACATATGTATGTATAAGTTGTTTTAAGTTAATACCCCACGTAGCGTTTTTTAAAAGTAATAGTACCCCCCCCTTGTTAAATCTAGCCGTCTACAGCTACCCCCACCCCCCTTATATATAGAAAGGCCCCCGTCAACGTTTGACATCCTTTGTTTATTTGTTATATTTAGCTCTCGGTCTTATTGGACTTGCGAAAATGGAACGTGTCATACATATAGAACCTGAGCTTGGGGTGCCGTTAACACCGGACATAAAGTATTACGACTTACGGCAACGTGCGGAAGCTGCATGTAAATCCATCAAACTGCTGGAGGAACATGGCTTGGAAACTGATAACACCCAAGAAGACAAGGAAACGGCGGCTGAAATAACCAAAGCCTATGCCGAAAACCCTACAAAGGCGTCAAGAGCAGTCAGTACAGCACGTGCAGCGATGCTGACACCGGAATCGTTAAAGAATATCCGTGCATATTTGGACGAATATGGACGTGCAGTGGTCACCAAAGCCATTGAAATCCGCCATACCGTCACAAATCGGCTATTAGAAGAGTCAAGAAACCCTGATCCTCGGGTAAGAATCCGTGCGTTAGAGCTTTTGGGTAAGGTTTCTGACGTTGGGCTGTTCACAGACAGGTCTGAAGTCACTATTACGCACCAAACAACCGACGAAGTGCGAGAAAGACTGCGAGAAAAGCTCCAAAGGCTGATTAAGCCTTCAGATGATAGCCCTTATGTGGTCGAAACAGACAATAATATCGTCGATGTGGACGAAGAATTGGGGATAAAAGTCAAATATGACCCCGAAAACCCCCCTAAAACTGACGAATGAACGCAGCTTTAGACTTTTCTGATGCAGATATCCAGCAAATGCTGGACAATTTGGACTCTTTTACCGCCGAAGAACAGGCAGAAATTGAAAAACTTGCCGATATTCTTGAGGAAAGAAAGGCTGCGGCAGCTTGTTATAACGACTTAATTGAGTTTTGTAAGCACATGCAGCCCGACTATAAAGTCGGAAAACACCATCGAATATTGGCAAATCTGCTGATGGACGCTGCCATGGGTAAAAAAGATAGGGTGTGCGTAAATATGCCCCCTCGCCATGGTAAAAGTCAGCTTGTTTCTATTTACTTTCCTGCGTGGTTTATGGGGAGGTTCCCCAACAAAAAGATCCTGATGGTGTCGCATACCACCGATCTAGCCGTCGATTTTGGCCGGAAAGTCAGAAATATTATTGACGACGTGCGTTATAAGCAGGTGTTCCCCAACGTATCGCTTGCTAGTGATTCAAAAAGTGCGGGGCGGTGGAACACCAATATGGGTGGGGAGTATTTCGCCTGTGGCGTTGGCTCAGCGTTGGCTGGACGTGGTGCAGACTTGTTATTAGTTGATGACCCACACAACGAGCAAGATATTATCAATGGCAACTTCGATGTGTTTGAGAAGGCTTATGAATGGTTCACGTACGGTGCGCGAACTCGTTTGATGCCCGGAGGACGCGTTGCCATTGTTCAAACCCGTTGGCATCAGGATGACTTAACGGGGCGCGTGACCCGCGACATGGGTATGAATGAAGGTGCAGATAGCTACGAGGTTGTCGAGTTTCCGGCTATATTTAATGCAGGGACGGCTAATGAAAAGGCGTTATGGCCTGAGTTTTTTGATATACCCGCGCTGCACCGCACAAAAGCTTCCATGCCGGTATTCCAGTGGAACGCACAGTACCAGCAAAACCCGACAGCAGAAGAAGCCTCTGTTATTAAGCGGGACTGGTGGAATATCTGGGAAAAAGAAGACCCACCCAAATGCGAATACATCATCATGACGCTGGATGCAGCGGCTGAAACCCATAATCGTGCTGACTTTACGGCGCTGACGGTATGGGGGGTGTTTATGAATGATGACCCGGATACGGAAGCACCAAACACCCACAACGTTATTTTACTTAATGCAATCAAAAAACGTGTGGAGTTTCCCGAGTTAAAAGAACTTGCCATGGAGCAGTGGCAGGAATGGGAGCCTGATTCGTTTATTGTGGAAAAGAAAGTCTCAGGGACTGCGTTATATCAGGAACTGCGAAGGACGGGCATACCCGTCAATGAATACACCCCCCACCGAGGTAGCGGCGATAAGCTGGCGAGATTAAACTCCGTGGCGGATATCGTGAAGTCAGGTTTATGTTGGATTCCACAAACACGCTGGGCAGAAGAAGTTGTTGAGGAAATTGCAGGTTTTCCTTTTATGGCCCACGATGACTTGGTGGATACAACCACAATGGCTTTAATGCGGTTCCGTCAAGGCGGGTTTATCCGGTTGCCTAGCGATGAGCCTGATGAGATTCAATACTTTAAGCGCCGTAAGGGTGGCTATTATTAAGGAACGACGATGACTACCAGTGGGATATTTAAAGGACTTTATGCCGCGCCTCAAGGACTTGAAGCAGATGACGAGCAAGGCATGGAAATTGATATTGTTAACCCCGACATCGTGACGCTAGACGATGGGAGTGTGGAGATCACATTAATACCCGAAGACGAAGAGTCTGAAGGTGGGTTTGACGAAAATCTTGCTGACACCCTTGATGAAGGTGCTGTGCAGGAAATTGCAAACGAGTTGCTCGGGCTTATCGATGCAGACATAACCTCCCGTAAAGAATGGGCAGATACGTTTGTCAAAGGTCTTGAGGTGCTGGGGTTCCGGTACGAAGAGCGAACTGAGCCTTGGGACGACGCTTGCGGCGTGTATTCAACCGTCTTAGCTGAAGCAGCCATCCGCTTTCAAGCGGAAACCATGAGTGAAACATTCCCGGCATCTGGGCCTGTAAAGACTAAGATCTTAGGGAAGATCACTAAAGAAAAGGAAGAAGCTGCTCAGCGTGTCAAAGAAGATATGAATTATCAGTTGACCGAGCGGATGGTGGAGTATCGGTCAGAGCATGAGCGGATGCTCTACAGTCTTGGGCTGGCGGGGTCAGCATTTAAGAAGGTGTATTACGACCCGAGGTTTGGACGGCAGGTGTCTATTTATATACCTGCGGAAGATGTGATCGTGCCTTATGGTGCGTCGCACATTGAAACTGCCGAGCGCGTTACGCACGTGATGCGTAAGACCAAGGTTGAAGTTGAACAATTAATGGCAAACGGGTTTTACCGAGAGTTAGACCTAGGCGAGCCGCAGTCATTCCACACCGACATCGAGAAAAAGAAAGCCGAAGAGGGTGGGTACACCCTGACTAACGATGACCGCTACACCCTGATGGAAGTGCATGTCACGATGACCATTGACGGGGTGGACGATGAAGAATCAGACCTTGCTAAGCCGTATGTCGTTACCATAGAGAAAGGCACCGGGGAGGTGCTGGCGATACGTAGAAATTGGAACCCCGATGACGAGTTAATGCTCAAGCGGGACCACTTTGTTCACTATATTTATATCCCCGGCTTTGGGTTCTATGGGCTTGGGCTCATCCACATCATCGGAGGCTACGCCCGTGCGGGCACGTCACTCATCCGTCAGCTTGTGGATGCAGGGACACTTGCTAACCTGCCGGGGGGTCTGAAGTCCAGAGGGTTGCGGATAAAAGGCGACGACACACCGATTGCTCCGGGTGAGTGGCGGGACGTGGACGTGCCGGGGAATGCGATCAAGGACAACATCCTGCCGCTACCCTACAAAGAGCCTAGTGCCACGCTGCTAAATTTGTTGCAGCGCATCACGGATGAAGGTCGCCGGTTGGGGGCGATCAGTGACATGAACATCAGTGACATGTCAGCACAAGCTCCGGTGGGTACCACGCTGGCACTTTTGGAACGCACACTCAAGCCGATGGCAGCAGTACAGGCGCGGGTGCATTTTGCGATGAAGCAGGAGTTCAAGCTCTTAAAAGCGATCATTGCTGATTACGCCCCAGAGGACTATGACTACGAGCCAGATACGGGAGTGGTCAGGGCCAGACGGTCTGATTACGCCATGGTAGAAGTTATACCCGTCAGCGATCCGAATGCAACGACGATGGCGCAGCGAGTGGTGCAGTACCAAGCAGCGTTCCAGATGGCGCAAGGTGCCCCGCAGATTTACGATCTGCCATATTTACATCGACAAATGTTGGAGGTGTTAGGGGTTAAGAATGCAGACAAGATTGTCCCAACCAGTGAAGATCAGAAGCCGCGTGATCCGGTATCTGAAAACATGGCGGTACTTATCGGTAAACCTGTTAAAGCGTTTATCTACCAAGACCACGAGGCACACATTGCGACACATACTGCGTTTATGCAAGATCCGATGATTGCTCAGTCAATCGGACAGAACCCCATGGGGCAGCAGATCATGGGTGCGTTGCAAGCGCACATTGCTGAACATTTGGGCTTCAGCTACCGCAAACAGATTGAAGAACGTTTGGGTGCTCCGCTGCCACCTCCCGATGAGCAGTTACCCGAGGAAGTTGAAGTTCAGTTGGCTAGGTTGGTTGCAGATGCAGGCAAACAACTTACAGCCGCCCATCAGCAGCAAGCTGCACAACAGCAAGCACAACAGCAAGCACAAGATCCGATGTTCCAGCTTGAGCAAGCCAAATTGCAGATCCAACAGATGGAAGTCCAAAGAAAGACCCAAAAAGACCAAACCGACGCCCAGATAGATGCGGCCAAGCTCCAACTTGAGAAGGACCGCGTACAGATAGAGGCTATGAAAGAAGCCGCAAGGGTTAAATCTCAAGAAGGGCAAGCGAAAGAAAAGCTCCGACTTGATGCGTTAAAGGTGTTGGCGGCACCGAAACCCGCCGCTAAACCGCCAACTAAGAAGGAATAATCCATGGCGAAAACCGTCTATGACGTGCTTATTAGTAAATTTAAAGAAGAAGTAGCTGTTGCTACACAGTTTCTGGGGGACGGCTGCGCGAAAGATCACGCCGAATACCGGGAAATGGTGGGTTTTTTACAAGGTCTTAAGCTCACCATCCAAACCATAGAAGACCTCAAACGCTCCCAAATGAGAGAAGAAGACGATGACTGACAACCAAAACGCCGTGACTGACGAAGAACTTGAGCTGCAATTGCCCAAGCCTGTCGGATATCGGTTGCTTATTGCTTTACCTAAGATTGACGAAACCTTTGGCGATACAGGACTTTATAAAGCCGAAAAGACTGTCTATGAAGAAAAACTTCTGACAGTCGTGGGTTTGGTTTTAGATATGGGGGATCAAGCCTACAAAGACCCTGATCGTTATACATCAGGGCCGTGGTGCAAAGTGGGCGATTATGTGCTGTTTAGGGCTAACACAGGTACCCGATTTAGGGTAAATGGCGTTGAATATCGATTAATGAACGACGATTCAATTGAAGCAGTCGTTGCCGATCCGCGAGGCATTTCGCGTGCGTAGGAGTTAATATGGCTTTGCAAAAAGTAGAGTTTTCTTTCCCTGATCCAGATAATCTGGCGGATGGCAAAGACGTAAAAGAAACTGAAAATGGTGGCGTGGAAATCGTTTTAGAGAGGTCTAATAACGATAAATCGTCTGTCGAAGCCCCTAAAAAACAGGCTAAATCTGACCCTGAAGTTGAAATAGAAGTCGTTGATGATCGTGCAGAAGACGATAAAAATCGACGTGAGATGCGTGATAAACCCATGGATATCACGGATCAAGAGTTGGAAAGCTATTCAGAAAAGGTGCGTAAACGCCTTCAGCATTTTTCTAAGGGGTATCACGATCAGCGGCGTACGGCAGAGCAAGCTGCAAAAGAGCGAGAAGAAGCCTTACGTTATGCTCAGCATATTGCTGAGGAAAATAAAAAGCTAAAGGATACTGTTAGTAAAAATCAAGAAATACTTCTTGAGCAAGCTAAGAAACAAGCGGACGCGGATCTTCTTGTCGCTAAAAACAAATTTAAACGGGCTTATGACGCTGGAGATTCGAAAGCGCTAGCAGATGCCCAAGAAGAAGTTGCAAAAGCGACACTAAAAGTTGAACGTGTTAATGATTTTAAGCTTCCGACTTTACAAGACGAAGAAAATAATGTACAAACACAAATAACCGCCCCAACACCATCGGTTGACCCCCGAGCTGCTGAATGGCAAAGCCAAAATAAGTGGTTCGGTGAAGATGATGAAATGACTAGCTTTGCGTTGGGGTTGCACCAAAAACTAGTCAAGCAAGGCGTCAATCCTCGGAGTGACGATTACTACGACACGATCAACCGTCGTATGCGACAAGTGTTCCCAGAAGCATTTACTCGTGCAGACGAAGATGACGACCGTCCAAGGCGGACAAATGTCGTTGCTCCGGCTACTCGCAGCGTTGCGCCTAAAAAAATCACGCTGACACGTACGCAAGTTGCCCTAGCTAAACGGTTAGGGGTGCCACTGGAAGAATACGCAAAACAAGTTGCTATTGAGTTAAGGAAACAAAATGGCTGAGAATAGATTAAACCGTGAATCTGAAACCCGTGAAAAAACGGCCCGCAAACGTAGCTGGGTTCGCCCAGAGACGCTACCTTCCCCAAAACCGGAAGAGGGTTATGAGTTTCACTGGGTACGAGTAAGCACTCGCGGCGAGGTCGATGCCATGAATGTGTCCTCAAAACTACGCGAAGGCTGGGAGCCTGTAAAAGCTTCGGACCATCCCGAGATTTTTGTTGCTGGAGCCGAGAATGAACGGTTCAAGGACAACGTTTTGATCGGTGGGTTGTTGCTTTGCAAAACACCCAAGGAGTTTGTCGAAGATCGTAATGACTATTATCGTGATCAAGCGAAGAGTCAGATGATTTCGGTAGACAACAATTTAATGCGCGAAAATGATCCACGGATGCCGCTCTACAACGAGCGCAAAACTACGGTTTCATTTGGGCGCGGTGTTTAATATTTAGGAGCTTAATATGGCTTACCCGACTGTTTCAGCCCCTTATGGGCTAAAACCGATCAATTTGATCGGTGGTCAGGTCTTTGCCGGAGCGACTCGTCAACGTCGTATCGCATCTGGTGCTTCCAGCATCGGTTTTGGCGACCCCGTCATTTTTGTTAACGACGGTACCATTGCGGTTTCGACTTCGACGACAACTGCCCCTGCAACAGGCTTTGCCGGTGTTTTTCTAGGCTGTCAGTTTGTTTCTGCTGTTACAGGTCAACCTACTTGGTCGCAATCGTGGACTAGTGGTACCGCAGTGAAGGCTAACACCTTTATTTATGCGTATGTCTGCGAAGACCCGGATCAGTTGTTCCAAGTTGCTGTAGTTACTGGCACGACGGTTGTTTCGACATCCAGCGGATTAACTTACACCAATATCAACAACAACGTTGCATTAGTGGCTAACACGCTTAACACTAATACCGGCGATTCTCAACAGGCAATCCTGTTAAGTTCTGCTGACGTAACGGCAACATTGCCTGTGCGTATTGTTGATCTGGTGCCTGATACGGCATTTGTTTCTAGTGGTACAACTTACTACCCTGAAGCAATTGTTAAGTTTAACGCACCTTACGTATCCGGCCAGACAGTTGCGGGCGGTCACGCTTATTACAACCCTGTCGGGCTATAAGGAGTAAATCATGGCAATTTCACGTGCCCAGCTACTAAAAGAACTCCTTCCCGGCTTAAATGCGCTGTTTGGTTTGGAGTATAAGAAGTACGGCGAAGAACACAAAGAGATCTTTGAACAAGAGACCTCCGAGCGTTCGTTTGAAGAGGAGACCAAGCTCTCCGGCTTCAGCGCTGCTCCAGTCAAAAACGAAGGTGCGGCAATTTCGTACGATAACGCGCAAGAAGCTTGGACTGCTCGTTACGTACACGAGACCATTGCAATGGGCTTTAGCCTGACAGAAGAAGCTATGGAGGACAACCTCTATGACTCGCTGTCTACTCGCTATACCAAAGCACTTGCTCGTGCCATGGCCTACACCAAGCAGGTTAAAGCTGCTTCGATCCTGAACAACGCCTTCACGGGTGGCCCCACCTATGGTGATGGACAAGTTCTGTGTTCGACAGCGCACCCGCTGGTCTCTGGTGGTACTAACAGCAACACACCTGCCACACCTGCTGATCTTAACGAGACTTCTTTGGAATCTGCCGTTAT